CTGAGTTGATTGTTAACTGCTGGTGACTTGACTCCTTTGAAAACTCTGGATTAGAACGACTAAGAGATTGTCCTGTAGTGTATGTAATTCCACCGAATATAACATCTGAAGCAGAATTAGTGTAACGAAATACATTTAACCCGGACACAAACTCGTATAGCTCAACAGGCGAACCTAGATATTCCGAAACCTCCATTGCCGCATAAGTCATTGTAATGTCTCCCTAATTGTAGTAGAAACATCTGCGATAGAGTCACTATGCCAAGTTATTTCAAAAGCATCTTGATCGAATCGACCCAGTGTCAAGAATGAAATAGCTCTAAAATCTGTTATTAATTTAATAGATCCAAAGACTGTGTCAATTGTTAGTAACTCATTAGACCCAACCTCAGAACAAGCCATGATCTTTTTTACAATCGGCGTAGAAGTCGGATCTACAGGATAGAATATGAGGTATCTACGATTAGTGTGAACGTTAATCATCTTTGTATAGTTGATACCTTTTATAAGTATAGATAGATCAGATGCTGATATTGTCTGCATTAATTCAATGTCTTTTGACCAGGTAGGCATCCAGAATGGTACTTGTTTTCCCTTATGAACTTCTAAGAATGCAAAGAAGTTCATAATCTCCTGACGAGTTTTAAGCAACCAGGAGTATGGCCGTGTCACTACAGGGGCATTTGACTTACTTAAACTTCCCCATGCTCCTATTTTATAGTCTATAACTTCCATGTCTCTTTCATAACTATCAGATAACCCTGCATTTGAATTTGGTGGAATAGTTAAGATATCTAATCCTAGATATTGCTGCCATGCAGATGTTCCTAGTCTATGCGAATCTGTAGCTTCATTGGTCTCGATGGAGAATGTTATAGAGGCCTCAGCAATTATAGATGTCTGACGAGATACTACTAGCGATTTGTCAACACGCGCAAGTCTGATTGGTATAATACGATCACTGGTAGACCATGCGTAGATTGTACCCTTTGTAAGAGTCAGGTATGAAGATGTCAAACTCAATATCTCAACGACCTCATAGTTTAAAAAATCACGCCATATGATGGCTAAACGAGTTGCGGCAAAATCACGCAGGTTTGTTGAAACAGTTATCGTTGTTGCTCCAATGGCAATAGATGCAGTCGGTTTAATCCAATCAGTCCATACTGGAACAGCAAATACTTGATTCTGCCAACCCCATAAGTATGATTCGAAGTTATTAACCTTATTCTGATAATCAAAAGTATAGAGATATTTTAATGATCTACGCGGGTTTGAACGTAGTGCAAGGCGCTGTTCCTTTCCGTTATGCGCTGTAATAATATCAGTAAGCCATTCCAAGTTTTCAATTGGTAGAGTGCGCCAATTAGGTTCGAATGAGAATATCACTAATCTTGTTCCTGTTATGTTGATATCTAATCCGGAATATCCTACAAAATTAAAGGTTATAACTCCTGAGATTTCAGCTGAACCAGTCCCTGAAACGTCTATCTGGTAAGTTCTATACTGATCAACTCTAAAGGTTACTGGATAACCATCACTATTTGTTACTGTAACACCATCACAACCGGTGACAACCCAATTTGTAAGACGTTGACTGTACCCTGTTAGATTCCACACTCCAGCAGTATATAGTTTTGCTGACAATACTAGGCCCATATTAATAGAACCTGGCCACACGATGATGTCACCAAAGAACTCTTGGTCTGCGCAAGGAACTAGATTACCTGTATAAGGGAGTTTAGGCATAACTGATGGAGCATCATATGAATCCACTCCATTGGAAAATGTAACTCCACCTACAAATCTAGAAAGGCCTAATGTTAACGACGATGCTTTAATGTCAGATGATAGATTGTCTGGAGACAAAAGACTTATAAAGTCTGTATTTAAAACACCATTGTAAGCAACCACATCACACCTTCTTCACTGCGAATCCAAAGTTAGTTAACAAGGTAGAAAAGGCACTTCCAGGAAATACCACATAGTTGTCAGATCCCCAGGTATAGGCTGCTGATGGTGTAAATCCCTTCATACAAGAGTTAGTTAAGAAGATACTAGGAATATCTCCAACTATTGTGTATCCTGCAATGTCTCTAGTAACACCTAAGGAAATTGGTAGCAACAAACTTTGAGTACTTAGTTGCCCTGTTGACCTTTTTACTAATATAGAATGATTAGGAATAAGACATTCAGCTACTGTTGATGTATTAGATGAACACCCGAGTTTACCTGTATATCCGTATAAAGCAGAATTACCAATCCCAACCCACTTACTTGTGAATGCATCAACGTTAATCTTTAAATAAGTTATAGCACTATTTGTTAAATTAAAACCTGGAGGATACGTTGAATATAGTTGTCCTGAGTTATTCCCTGATATGCTACTTGTGAAGCAACCAAGTAAACTACCTACTTGACCTGCTAATGATGCTCCAAAATATTGACCACCTGTCCACGTTCCATACTTATTAAGGCTTGTTCCAAAGAAGAAATGACTGAAAATCCCGGATGATCTTTCAATAACTACAATAATATTATTAGAGGTAGAGTCACCAAAGAAATGGTAAGCCGTAATTGCCCCTGGATTCATCGCAACGCCTACACCTGTTGGATTATAGGGAGACGCATTCAATAGTGGACCACCACCTTGTGATCTCCAATCACTTGCACCTGAATAACCAGATCCAACATACAAGCCAATACCACTAAAACTTAAATTATTGGAATCAATAAACCCTGCAGTTCCCCCCATTTCTGCAATTGCTGCCCTAAAGTTAACATAAATGGATCCTTTATGGATATGCAACCTCCAACCAGATCCAACAGTAATTGATGAATCTATCGTCCAACCAATTGAAGCAACCCATGTAGCAAATTTTGTAAGAAGATCAACTGGGCTTGATGCTGTTCCGGTTTCATAACTCATTTGTCAACCTCTTAGTTTAACTTAATTGCGCAGAAGGCATCCTTAACAACCCTATAGATATCTTGAAAAACTACGTGGGTGAATAATCCTTCAGCTATAGTATTTTCCGAAGCTTGAATATGCCCTGATGTAGCTTTAACACCATCAAGTTCACCCCAAATATTTACTGTTTCACCATCAATTGCACCATTGTTTGAACTATAAAGGATAGGCAATAACGGGTATGTTCCATCCATATTTTCTCGAAGATTCAAAACAGTATAGTTCAAAGCTGACCAAGGCCACACTTGACCGGGTCTTCCAGACTGGTAATCATATGAGCTTCCATAAGTAAATCCTTGCCATACTCCTGCAGGATCTCTTAATCTATTTGAACAATGACCATAGCTTGGTGTTGAAGGAGTTGCTGTCCCACGCCAATAAGAATGACTTTCTAAGTCGGACGAATTAGAATATTTCCAGGAAGCTGATCCAACTGCTGGTTCTGTTAAAAAGGCCATACCGCCACCAACTAACAAAGGCAGTGGGTAAGATCCTGGATCTATGTAAGGACTAATAAGACCTAGATAAGCATGCTCATAAACAGAAGCTATCTTTGCTACAACAATAACACGTTGACCATTAGCTACGAACCAATAAGGAATACTTCCATTCCATAGAGGGAAAATAGGACTGGGTATTCCTAAAGTTCCTATACATCCTGGTTGGTTGTAAAAGGTATTACCAGCAGTGTAAGCTGTAAATCCTTGCAAACGCCAGTTGTAATAGTCACCACCTACATCGTTAAAGCAGAGTGCTCCAGTGTAGATTTCCCTTGTATCATCATTCCCCTTGGCTTTCCATATCATTTCTGATCCAGCAACAGCTCTCATAGATACCCAAGGAGAACTTGTGTTAATTAAGAACGTATCTCCGGCGACAAATGGTGTTCCACCAGCTGTAAGAGTAAAGCATAACTTTGCATGAACAAAAGCGACTCCGACTGTAGCCGGACCAATAGAGCCTGATATGCTGCCAGTAACTGTAAAGTTTGTAGCGCTTGTAGCTGCTAGAGTAAATGTCTCAGCTACCGAAGTAGCTCCACCATCCCAGAGAGAAATAGTTCCATTACCAGTTCCAATATAGGACGGATTGAATGCTTTTCCTTTAGCCGTAAGAAAAGTGTTTAATTTATTAAGTAGGTTTGTATAACTAGTCGCTGTTCCAATTTCGTAACTCATGCTGTAAGACTCCTAAGATACCCGGGGTTTCGTGAAAGAACCTCAAGTATGGCCTTTTCACCTTTTGGTGTTCTTACATGTTTGACGAATAAACCATCCTCAAGACCAATCTCTAATTTAGTTGATTCAGTACTAGGTTTTGAAGGAGATACTGTGCTTTGTATCAACCCACCGTCAGCGTACATATTGGTCGTTCGTCGTGCAGATTTAACACCATTTATTGCGTTTAAAAAACCAACTCCAAAATGTCTTGTTGCTGCAGCATTGATCATAAACTCATCTTTTGAAGCCCAAATTGGAATGGAATCTGATGTAGTTGTACCAGGTCCTCGTATGAGTCCACCCTCTGCATAACCAGCGCCGGCTGCTGTTGGACCTAATCCCGCGCCACCACCGCCGGCATTACCACCAAACATTCCACCCATCAGTGATTGCATTAGTCGCATCACAATGATCTTAGTGATGATTTGTTGTATAGACTGTAGGATAGATCTAGCCATCTCTTTGAAAGCGTCTGATACGGACGAGGTATGCTGTCCTATGGAATCAATTGCTGTTATTAAAGAGTCAGATACTGCATCATACGCACCAGATTTTAATTCAGCGTACTTATCCTTTAATTTCGTAACCTCATCTTGAAGTTTAACTATACTAAGTCTTGTTCTTTCTGCAGTCTCTATTAAAGCAGGTTCTCCGGAAGCAATAGCAGCCTCACTTTGAACGGCATTAATTTCTTGAAGGACTGGTAGCCACTGTTCATAAACGGCAACTCGCTGTTTATTAGCCTCAATACTTCTAATTGCTCCTGAGGCTTCGTTCTGATTTATAACAGCTATCTCGGATTCCATACGCCCGAGGTTAGTGGTATACAGCAAGGTAAAGTCCTCTAAATCTTTTTCTGCCTCCCAAGCACCTAGTAGTTTTACCAAAAGAGCTTGATCACCGGGATCAGAACTAGCTTTTAGTTTTGCTATGGTTGTTTCGTATTGACTTGCAACCCTATCTGCAGAACTTCTTGGTTCGGTGACTTGTTTCTTTGCAAGTTCATCTGAAAGACTAAGCACCTCATCTCTGTATTTGCGCTGGGCCTCTATTTGTGCTAAGCCACTACTAACTTTAGCGTTATCTGTTTTAGCTTGGATTAACTCAATATCTTGATTCAGTTTCAATATAGCTAGGTTCTTTTTAATTTTATCTGTGTCTGTTTTTTCTGATACTTTTTCTATCTCTGCAATCTGGTCTTGCTTTATTTTAATTTCGGCTTGACTTTCTTCCTCAAGTCGTGCTAACTGATTAGTGTAATACTTTTCTATAGATATCTCACCGAGTTTAAGATTTTCTGAATCTAATTTTTCTTTAAACGTGTAGTATTCTTTCAACAAGTCGAGTTCATGTTTAGCAATAATGTCCTCTTCCCGCATTTCCGCACTTGTAGTAGAGGGTGTCTTTTTAGGTTTTGGTTCAGCAGGAAATGCCACACCTAGTACCGTCGTATCAGCACCTCTAGAAGCAAACATATCTTGAGCGTTGGGTGAATATGGTGATGCGTTCGCCCTATTAGCCCTCAGATCACGAGCCTCTGCATTTGCCATCCTATCTTTAGCTGCTGTTATAGCATCAAGTTTCTGTTTTACCTCATCATAC